ACTTTCTTCTGCATACCACCACCATTTTTAATTTATGCGTTTGAGTCTGTCAAGTCCCAAGTTGTATTAGCTTCATTCCAGACGTAAGACCACATATGAGTATTAGCTGTGTTCTGTGATTCTTGTTCTTCTGTTAATGCTGGAGCATCGCCGATTGGTGATTTCCAAGAAGCTGAATCATTATGTTTTACCCAAGATGCATATGGTTTTTTAGGCCAGAAGATTTGATCATCTTCATCCCAAGTATAACCTATACCTGCGTAGTTTCCTCTAAAAGGTGTTCCACCATTTCTGTGAACGCCACCTGATGTATTGTATGAAGTTTGAATCCACATTTGTGCAGGCCAATTATTATGTGTTTCTAAATATTGTTGACCTACTGATTCATCTTCAACGCCATCAGCGTTAAGCATATCAGAATTATTCAAAGTTAATACTTGAATAACTTTACTGTTCGCTCCTATTTTTGCAAAATGTGCCATAATGTTTCTCCTTATATATTATTTGTTGGTAATTGGCAATATCTTAAAATTAAAAGAAATTGCAATTCTTTTTTCAACAGCTGTGTTTTTAGTCACAAAATGGTCTAAAGTCGAGGGAAATAATAATAGATTTCCTGCTTTAGGTTTAAACCACCACCGTTTGTATTGATTATATTTGTTGATAGGCCATTGAAATACTATGTCTCCAGAATTTTGGGGAACCTCAAGATAATACACTCCAGATAGATCTGGAGAATTCTTTATGTCAAAACAATCTACGTGGTCGTGTATATTAGTAGATTCGTTTTGACTATGAACTTGAGCCCAATAATCTGTTAGTTCTATTGCTTGATTATATCTTATGTAAAATTTGTTTTTTATAATATTAATTAATTCTTCAAACGGTTTTGATTTAGGTATTATTAAATCTTCGTTTCTAGTGTCACTAATATCTTTTGACATACGATTGTTTTCCTTAAATGATTTTAAACAATCATTTTTTAAAGATTTTATGTCTATACCACCTATGTTATCGCGTATAAAATATACACGATGTAAATCTACTTCAATCACTAGTTTTGAAATTTATATCTTATAATCACAATACCACTACCACCTGCTCCACTTTGTTGACCACTAGGTTGGGAATCTGCACCTCCACCGCCACCACCAGTGTTTATTGAACCAGCATTACCATTACTACCTGTTTGACCAGCAGAACCACCACCACCACTACCGCCTTGTCCTTGAACTGGTGCTGGTTGACCTTCAGCTTGTCCACCACCACCGCCAGCATACGCTGCGCAAGTGTCATCAATTTTTATAACAGAACCATTTCCACCATCGCCACCATCACTAGATGGGCCTATACCATTTTGACCTGTTGCTGCGTGTCCGCCACCGCCACCACCAATATTTGGATTTGGTACACCACCTATTCCACCACTATTTCCTTGAGAAGGACTGACAGGAGGAGTATTACCTGCACCTCCTGCAGCTCCAACTCCACAAGCAGGAGCACCTGTTTTACCACCTCCACCACCAGAACCACCACTATTTCCCGCAGCCGTACCAGTAGGTGGAGTATCTCCAGCTCCACCTCCGCCACCACCAGCTGATGTAATAGTTGATGAACCTGCAAAAACTGAATTTGAACCACTACAACCTCTTTGATAATCTGGAGAACCTGATACTGCTCCACCACCGGCTCCTACTGTTACAGGGTATCCTGTTACAGTAACTGGTAAAGCGGTACTAGCTATACCGCCAGCGGGTGTAGGATTACAATATGTAGAAGCAGAGTATCTTAAACCACCTGCTCCACCTCCACCACCCCCACCATTAGCATACCCACCAGCGCCTCCTCCAGCAACCACTAAATAATCTATTGTATTTGATCCTGAACTATTTCCTGCTGCTGATACACAAAAAGTACCAGGTCCAGTAAATTTATGAATTTTAAAATTACCACAAGGTGAATTACTTATTGTTCCACCTGTAGCTGTTACGTATAGTGGTGTTGGTGAATCACTTTGTAGACCCGAATCTGTTACTAACCAACCTTGTGTTGAATCTACAAAAACTAATGTTACTGCAATACCTTCTGTTTCTAAAGTTGCATTAGTTGTTTCACCACCAATTTTATCTGAACCGTTTCTAGCTAGTGTTACATTGTTTGTATCAAAAGTTCCTGCATAATCTTTTATTGCAACTACATCTCCAGCACTTCCTGCTGGTAAATTAACTGTGATCGCTCCACTTGTTGTATTTACAAAATACCCTACACCACTTACTGCTGTGAATCCTGATGTTTTAACTGTTGTATCCCAAGAAGCTGCACCGGTAGCACCAAAACCTGATGCAGTACCAGAGTTTGTTATTGTTGCACCAGCAGGAATGGTAATAGTGTCACCACTATCTCCTAACTGAACTGTACCACAATTTGTTCTTGGACTAATTTTATTTACTTTTACTTCACTCATAATTTACCTATTGAAATTTGTACCTTATTATTACTATACCTGAACCGCCTGAACCTCCAGTTTTTCCAGGATTTCCACCAGATCCACCGCCACCACCTCCAGTATTAATTGTTGCATTAGATCCTGCGACTCCTGTATTACCACCATTACCACCACCTGCTGTTGCAGTTCCTCCAGCGTTATTAGCAGGTGCATCTCCACCGCCGCCGCCAGCACCACCGCCAGCTCTAGCTGTTGGTGTAGTATTAATACTTGATGTAGCTCCAGCTCCTCCAGCACCACCTATTTGTGGACCAGCACCAGATCCACCTTGACCACCAGCACCAGTTGCTCCACCACCGCCACCACCACCGACATTTCCATTTCCATCAGTTGAACCACCATTATTACCTTGAGGTGGACTTACAGGAGGTGTATTACCAGAGCCAAAACCTCCACTAGTTGATTTTCCACCACCTGATCCACCATCACTACCGCAAGTTGTTGCTCCTGCTCCACCACCGCCGCCAGTTGATGTAATAGTTGAGAAGACTGAATTTGAACCACTAACACCTATTTGTGCTGGAGTACTTGGAGCAGGTGTTGGACCTCCTGCACCACCAGCACCAACTGTAATTGGATAACCTGTAACACTTACTGATAAAGCACTAACACAAGCACCTAAAGGAGAAACTGTGTAACAACCAGATGCAGTACCAGAAGATTCTCTGTAGCCACCAGCACCGCCAGCACCAGAACCATATCCTCCACCACCACTAGTAGAACCACTACCTCCAGCACCACCGCCACCAGCAACTACCATATAATCTACTAAAACTGAACCTGCAGGATTACCTGCACAAGATACACAAAATGTTCCTGGACCTGTAAACGTATGAATTTTAAAATCACCTGAAGTTGTTATTGTTCCACCTGTTGCTACAATATATGCAGCTCCATAACCACCTGCATCTGATTGTGTTGCCTTCCAACCTTGAGTTCCATCTACATAAACAAAAAATACTGAAAGTTGATTTGTTGATAAAGTTGCATCAGTTGTTGTACCATCTATTAAAGAACCATTTCTTGCAACAGTTACATTATTTGTTCCGAAAGTTCCTGCATAATCTTTGATACCGACAATATCTCCAGCACTAGGTGTTGCAGGAAGCGTAACTGTTATTGCTCCAGATGTTGTATTTACAAAATACCCATTACCACTCACTGCTGTGAATGATGCTGTTTTAGCTGTTGTGTCCCAGTCTACTGTTCCAGTTCTACCAAAACCTGTTTGTGATGCACCTGATGCTAAAGCAATTGTATCACCACTAGCGCCAAGAGTAATAGTATTACTATTCTCGTTAATGATGTTTTGACCACATTGGTTTTGAACGTTATTTACTTTAATTGTACTTGTCATAATTATTGAAATTTATACCTTATTATTACTATACCACTACCTCCAGCACCACCAGTAGATGGGCTACTGCCTCCACCACCTCCACCACCTGTGTTTGTTCCTCCTGCAAATGCTGGTGCATAAGCATTTCCGCCACCACCTGCACCTCCAACATTTGATGCACCACAAGCTGGGGAATAAGGTTGTCCACCTCCACCACCTCCACCTGAAAAATATCTTGCATCAGAAACTGGACCTGTTGTTCCATTTGAACCTGCGAAACCTGTACCTAAAACATATGAGCCATCGCCTCCAGCACCACCTCTTGGGGCTGTACTATTATTACCTGCTGCTCCAGCTCCTCCACCACCGCCACCTGCATATGCAGGTGCATCTCCAGGTCTTAAACCACCATCATTACCTTGTGGTGGACTAACGGGTGGTGTATTTCCTGTTCCTGCAGGATTACCAACAGCACTTGCACCTCCACCTGAACCACCATTTTGTCCAGTAGGTGCTCCTGCTCCTCCACCTGCTGATGTAATTGTCGAAAATACTGAATTACTACCATTAGTTCCTCCAGGTGGACTTGTTCCTCCTGCACCACCTCCACCTACTGTTATTGGAAAAGATGCAACTGTTGCTGTTAAACCAGTTGGATTAGCTAAAGGAGAAGTTAATGGAGCTGGCATACAGGTATCATTAGACAATCTAAATCCACCTGCTCCACCACCTGCTCCATTATCGTGTCCACCGCCTCCCCCACCTGCAACTACTAAATAGTCTACAACGTTGTTTGGTGCGTCAGTAGCAGTGCTAGAAACACAAAAAGTTCCAGGTGAAGTAAAGGTATGAATTTTAAAATCTCCTGAAGTTGTAATCGTTCCACCTGTGGCTGTTAAAAATGTTCTACCCACAGCATTAGATGTTGAATCCATTGTATTTTTCCAACCTTCAGTATCATCCACATAAACAAAAGTTACTGATTGACCTTCAGTTGATAAAACTGCATTAGCATTTGCTCCACCTATTTTTTGTGAACCATTTGGTGTTATTGTTAAATTATTTGTTTGAAATGTGTTTGTATAATCAACGACCGATACAATATTACCGGCAGTTCCTGCTGGTAAATTCATTGTAAAAGCGCCACCAGAAGTGTTTGCAAAATAACCTTCGCCATTAGCTGCTGTGAATGTGGCAGTTTTAATACTTCCTGTTTGCCAATCAACAGTACCTGTTCTACCAAAACCTGTCTGCGTTGCTCCACTAGCCAAAGTTACAGCCGTGCCTGATCCACCTAAAGTTAAGGTTGAACCGGTTGTTTTATCTATTTCATTTACTTCTATTTTACTCATTAAACTACTACTACCGTTCCTGTAATTGTTTGTGTACCAGTTACTGTAACTGGTCCTGCTAATACTCCTGAAGCAACTGTTTGAGTTTCGTCAAGTGTCGTTGCATGTGTTACAACATAACCTGTGGCTGTCATAGATGGTGACATTGATCTCGATGCTGGTAGTGTACAGAAAACATTTTTAGTACCTGCAGAAAAGTCTACTGCACTATCAGAATTTGATGATGAGATAATTGTTGTTCTTGATAAAGTATCAGGTGAAGCATCGGTAACTGTACCAATACCTACCTCAAACTCACCTGCAGAATTGTTTTCAATTGCATAGTAAGTTGTATTACCTGTTCCAATTCCTGAAACAAAACTTTCATAACCTTGCTCTGCTCCTGCAAGATTCAAAGTTCCTGTTCCAGTAGTTGTACTTGTTTCTTTAACTCTATCGTTAACTATTAAAGCCATTACTACTCCAAATTTTATTACGCGTCGCCAAGTCTAATGATTGCACTAGATGAGTTAGCAGTTGGAAACTGAACAACGAAATCACCGTTGGTTGCAGTTTTTGTTCCGCCAAAATCTAAAACTAGTACAGCTTCATTACTTGTACCCTTATAAATTAGTGCTCCTACTGCTGATAACGTTACAGATGAAAAAGTTAAATCTGCAAAGTCAACATATCCAATATTACTTGCTATTGCTACACCATTGTTAGTTAAAGTATTTCCACCCGCTGTATAGTTTGTTCCAGATGAAGAAACTTCATTGGAAGTTGTATACGCTGTAGTTGAAGTACTGAAACCAGCTATAGACGTGTAAAGTGCTAGTTTAAAAGTTGATCCACCAGATGAATCAAAATCAAACGTACCACCAAGTAGGTCTGTTTTAAAAGAGTCAGGTACTATGTTTGCCATTTATATTATCTCCTTAGTTTGGTGATGGCGACTTAATTTGAGAACGAATAGCGCCATCTTGCCATTCATCTCTACGTCTTCTACCTTCTTGTTCGATAGAATAAGATTTTGCAGCCCTTCTATATGACTGTTCATAGTATTGTAACAGATCCGCTGGACCTTTCAAGTATCCATATGCTTCTACCAGACATGCGTACAAAAGTAAATCCTGATATTTATTAGATGTATATGTTCCTGAAGTGCTTACAGATGAGTCTGTAATGCTAGTAGGTTGTTTGACATAAGCCAAAGTAATTTCAAAAGTAGCATTTGGAGTAGGCGCAACTACCCAAAAATTAGCGTCCCAGTTAGCATAATACTTAGGTAATCCGCTAGCTGTGCTAGGTGTGTTATAGTATTCTGTCATGAAACTAGTATCTCTTTTTTCTAAAAATACTTGATTGTTAGACCCATCTTTTAATTGAACATATCTAATTATTCTAAGATCAGATGGAATAGTAACATATCTATTTCCTGATTGTAAATTTGATGTAGCATAAAATCTGTTATCATCAGAATCTACATCTCTATAAATTCTGTTTTCTGCATTTTTAATAATAGTATTTAAAACATTTGAAGATAAAACAGAGCTATCTACTTCTGTGTAATTTCTAATATCATCTTGTAAATTTGTAAGTGTGTATGCCATATTATGGTGATAGTGTTACCGGACCTGCCGATATACTTCCTCCTCCTATTTTTCCAGTTTCTGTTGCTGTTCCTGAAGCTGTAAATGTGTAATTATTAGCATTTGTAACTGTAATTGTAAATCCCGAAGAAACATTAATATCGGAACTAGTTATTCCAAAATTACCTTCTCCATTTCTAAATCTAACTGTATCACCACTGGTTCTTCCATGATTGTCTTCAAAAACAGTAACAATATTAGAACCACTAATAATATTTAAAGGATTTAATGTAAGAATTCTTGCAACAGCAGGTTCTGTTCTTGCAGGTCTTGCATTTAATAAACCTTGTGGATCTGCTGCATGAGGTTTTGGTTCTAGCTGTGGATGTTTTTTTTCAAATTCAGATATATGAACTCTTGCTCCATTCCATTCAATTACCATTTCAGAATATGGAAATTCTTGTCCAGATCTATCTGATATAAACTTGGCATATTTACCTGAAGACAAGCTTGACATTAAGACTCCGGATAGTAAACTTTAGGACTAATATAAGTGCTAGATGATGAACCATCTTCTTGTAAAGCTCTTTGTAATTCATCTTCATATAACATTTTTAACATCTGAACTCTGTCAGGTGCAGTTTTAATTGCAAGATAATAAGCTAAACCTGCAGTCATACATGGTACAAATCTATATGGTACATCTGCATCGTTAGTATAATCACCTGCGTCTTGAATTCTTTTTACATAATAATAATTTAAAAACTTACCTGCTTCATTAGTTCCAGGTGTTAGATATAAAGTAACTGTAACTTTATCTATAAATCTTTGGACAAAGTACTGTGATGGTGTTCCAGTAGAAGTCTTATTTGAAAACGCCTGATACTGTGATCGACTAACTTTCGTAAGTGGTGTGTCTACATTATCGTTTCTGTAAGACGCTTCTAATATGTCGTCAACACCATAAACAGCTGTAGTACTTGAAGTACCATCTGCTGTTGATCTAAACATTGTATAGGTTGCTTGGTTTGCAACTAATGTAATATTATTGTTTGCAACTTCCCAATAATGTAATCCTCTATTGGCCCATTCTTGAAATAAAATATTAAGAGATCTTCTTGCAGATTTTAATTGATAACCAGAAACACCTTGTATGCCTAATCTTTCATACGCTTCTTCAACAATATCTGAAATTGAAAAACCTTTTTCAAAAGTAGTTGTACCCGAAGTAGTGTTGGCCATTTACTCTCCTATTTATCTAAAATAATAGTTACCGTTGCATTTGAAATTGCTTGAACAGTCATTCCGCCTTCAAATAAAATCCCGTCTTCTGCTAGATTATAAGAAAATATATCGCCTGCTGGTACATCTACTACAAATTGATCTACCCCATTTCCATCTCTCAATGTAACTGAACCTGCAGAACCTGTTGATGCTAAAATAATTCCTCTTAATCTTGTTCTTCCTGCGAATACAGAACCTGTCCCTGTTTTTCTAACTGCTTTTACGTCTGATTTCATTAACCTGTGTATCCTATAGTTACAGAAGTAGTATTAGTTAAATCTAAATACACTCCATTTTTAAATCTTATGCCAGAACCAGGAACCATTAAATCTAATCCTTCTGTTCCAAAGCTTGATTGAAATTCTAAAGAACCTGTATTGTCTGTTCCATCATGTAGTTTAACTGTAGAGCTAGCTACTCCAGCAGCTTGAATATAAGTTACTCTACATGGTCCTAAATTTATAGAGCCACCTGTTATAGTTTTAAAT